ATACTTGCTAAAAATAACATCGACACAAGTTCCGCCAATAGCGTTTGCGTCATTATACGAATAAAAACCTTCTGTTTCCCAATCCACACCAACTGGACAACCATCTGCATGTTTTACAAAGTCATCAATTTCTTGCGCTTCCTCATTAGATATTCCAGCGTAGTCACCATTAATCAAAGCCCCAATCCAATAAATCGGAAGCCTATATCTTATTATCTCTATATTCATAACTTTATCAATTTACAATTACTACCTTTTCATTCTATTTTATTCAATGGACCGGCATACGCTTCCCCATTCTCATAATAAAGCTGGTCCTCATACTGGTTATGATGAAGCTTCTCACGTATCGCATCTTCATCTTCAGCCCAATACTCATATTCCTCATGCCAAGCCTTGAAAAAATTATTATAACATTTGGCGATTATATACTATTTTACACCAGATATGTTATAAAACATACAGATGTTATTTAATTTCA